TTTTTTTTTTTTTTTTTTTTTTTTTTGCGTAAATGACCAGGGTTGGTACCAAGATGGAAACAGAAGTGATAGTTATCTTCTGTACTTAGGTACCAATGTACTAGTGCAAATTAATGAAATTTGTGACCTATATTAAAATTCCTGCAAGGAGTAACCCCTGCATTCAAAAACTATAGATCTAAGATCATAAAAATGCAGAGCGTTAGCTCCTAGCAACGACTTACAAATGTAAGCCGCTCCAATGGGTCACCCATTGGACTAGCGGACTAGATTTAATTCCTGCCCAGGAATTTTGTGCCTTTAGTGTGGCACACACATATACGTATAAGTGCAAGGCGCACTTAAAACGGAGAGTTGGAATATTTATAAAGAATAGGACAACCCGTGAAAAAGAAGAGGGTAAAATCTTCTCCAACGGATTTCCAACTATTGATCCTAAGACCTGCCACAGGGTCGATATTAGCATTATCTGAATATACAACGGAAGAAATCAAATTCGAATGACATCCATTAACAAAATCTGCGCTTGGAAGCCGTGCGGGTGAAAATCGCACACCATTATAGTAGGGGGTTTCTACTTCTATGGTATTATTAACACCTATGTTGGTTGTGGCGGCACCACCAGCGGTGTCGTTACCAGTTGCATGTGTAAATTTTGCACTGAGCGCATATTCACCATCTGTTCGAAGTATGGGTACTTTGTTTATACGCGCGCGATCTAAATAGCCGATACGAGAAACTGTTGGATTGGAATCGGGCGCAGTACTGTTAAACACGTACTTTGTCCGAGTGGCTCCTCGCCAACCAGCATAACAGGGCATGAACCATTGGGCAAAAGTACATATTGAATAAGTTAAACCAATATCAATGCCGTTTGGATCATCCCCAGCCCAATAACCTAATCCCTTATCAAATAATTTTAAAATATAGAAAAGATTAGTGCCTTCAGAGTTGGGATCAAAAACGTCTACCCTGTGGCGGATGTAACGTCTTAAAAGTTCACGAATGCTTTTCGGACTTTCACCAAAGAAAACATTGAGAGTTTGGTCGGCTACTTGACCTCCGGTGGAAATAGGAGCGATAGCTTCGGGGTTTGTGGGAATGTCTGTTAGACCTTCCGAAGTGCCTGCGATGGCGGGACCATCGATTGTTCCTGATTGAGGCTTAAAACTTTCAGGACTTTGAGGAAATATAGAAAATTGACTCATTGAAGTTGGCATTGGTTCGCCAAATTTCATGTCCTCACATCCGGATACAAAAACATTGAATTGGATAGAACTATCTATACTAGGTGAGACTAAATTATTCACCACATTAACTTCTAAATTACCATTCGTATAACCCTCCTCTGTGGGGAAACGAGTTGTAGAGAAATTCTCAACAAGTGTCATTTCACCTACTTCGAGGAAAGGAATCGACTGGCCCCATCCCACAACAATTTCGAAATCATCACATTCAGCAATGTCAATTACTCGACTATATACTGAATTGTATTGGACGTTGGATCCATGTGAACGTGGATCCCATCGCAACAAAATCTTACCTTTGTGAAAGTTAGATTTGACGATTTGAAACCTGTACTTTATACTGCCTTGCCAGGCTTTAAATGGTACAGCCATATATGACATGGGTGTGGGGTGAATTTCATTACCGTTAACTGTATAGAGATTGGGAGTAACTTTACAATTCCACAGCATCGTGTCAGATACTTGTTGTGGAAACATAGTAAAAGAAGTTAGATAGGACTCACGTTGGACAAACCTTAGTATGTCCATCTGATCTTCGCCATCCAAACCAACAGTACGAGAATCAATAGTTAATTCTTGTTTGGAATCTAGAGATAATTTCATGACAGCATCAGCGGCGTCAGTATTAGACATATTCCCTGTTGGTGTGGGTTTTTGCTGTACAATATCGGTAACAATAGGAGGGCGTGAATAACCCCAATGTGTAGCCATGCCGGCTACACCTTTTGCTACCATTTCTGTCGCCCTGGCATAGGGTGCGATAGAAGGCACGCTGGTTAGTTTCCCAGCGGCTTGCGCTACTGCAGACGCAGGACCGGAAACAATTCCTTTACCATATTCATCATTGGAGTTGAGAGTACCCGACTGAGGAGTGTAGTCCAAAGCCGAAAGTGTAGTCAATGATGTGGGCATAGTGAGTTCAACGTCACTAGCCCATGCATATACGGTGATATTAACGGGATCGTTACCTTCATTGGCATGTTGTAAATTGCTGAATGACTTTATAAACATCTCTCCTAAAGAATTCCTATTGGAACTACTTAGTGACAAGTAATTCTCAGGCCAAAAGAAGGGCAAATCGAGTTGTCCACCAGTGTTATTAGTGGGATTTAGGAAAAAGTGTGGCTTTTGAGAGGCAGCAACAAGATCTTGCTGGAGGAAATTCCTCTCTACAGTTATGTCATCATACCCAGAGTAAGGGTTATAAGACACAAGTGCACGGCCATAATGAAAGCCAGTGCCAGAGATTACCATTTTAACGTGTAGTTTGCTCCTATATAGTTCATAGTTAGCAATCTTCTCGGCTACACGGGGGTCATTCAAGAACAATGACCAGGGATCGAACTTTTCGAAAAAGGGCTGATCCACAACCCAGGAAAAATCGGCGATTCGTGTTGGCCGACCTAAGAAAGATCCCAAGGTGGAATCTCCCGAAGAACCCAAGTTCATGGTAGCATCCATGCCAGAACCAATTTTTGTGGTCCAACCAGCATCTTGCTCATTAAAATCGGTGATTTCTTCTGAAAAGTTTGCGACTCCTTGTTCTTGGATGGTGCCAAGGGAGCCAGATTGTGGAGTTAGATCAGAGAACTCCCACTCTTTAGTAATAAATAAATTTGTGTTACTAAGCGGTTTGTTGCTACGGGTCCAATGGTTGCTTACACCATTGGCCTATCTAAGTTTTTGTGCGGTGGTTGCCGCGCTCCTAAATAAGAGCAAGTCCAGAATATTGCAAGCGTAAGTGTGATCGTAAACTTCAATCGATCAACAACTTCCGTAATCAGTACAATACATGTGATTTTGGTTTCCCCTTGGGGTAACGTTGACACTCACAAGCGCCTACGGAACGTTTTAAAGTGCGTCGCACTATGAACTCTCTAGGAGAGTTCGACAGAAATGTGGTCGAGGAATTCTTCGAACTTAGGGCATACAATAAGTTCGCCGAAGACATCCACCATTTTGAAACCATACTCTGTGCATATGATAGCATACACACAACAGTCAGGACGCAATATATGAAAGACAGATGCGTACTTTCTGGCTTGTTTCTTAGCCTTAGTATAGTGACCAGATTTCCCAATGACTCTTTTGCATTCAATCACGAGCAGAACATTCTCGCTTTCATATAACAAATCACCAGCACCATATTCTTGAGATATTATAACATATTCTTCACGTTTTGGTTTACCAAGAACTTCTTTAACCCTATCAAGGAGAGTTTGTTCAGTAGAAGCAGCCTCGGGAGGCAAGTTTGGCAAAGCAAGTGGATTAGTTAGTTCGCTAAGATCCGAGTCAGGCGTGTGGGTAGTAACATCAAAAATATCGATGATACCAGCTTGTGTAGTAAGGTCGCCATATTTATCTTGCCACATAGTGACACGATCGTCAAAAGTTAGTTCAAGATCTAAAACGGGTAAGTTTGCCCGTTGGGATATGGTTTTCATTTGTTCTCTGCGGTGTTCGTAGACTTCACGTCCATGTGCAAACCACTCACGCAGAGCTCCACTAATATTCATTGATGACACCTCGTCGGGTGTTACAGCCTTAGACTTAGTAATGGAGTGGAGAGATTTGAAAATGCTATTCTCCTCTAGCATGCCCATAGTGACACCGAGAGCGGGTTCGAAGCGATCCTTACGTTTTAGGAAATCAGCTCCGTTACGGTGCATAAATTGGACGGGTTCAGACACTTTATCGGGCATAGTGAACTGAATATCATACCTTTCAAGGAACTCGGCCATTTGCTTGTGGTTAAAAGCATCATAGTCGGGGTGTACTGATCCCTTAGCATCATCGCCATAAGTCATGATGTTACACACATCGCGTATGGTTGCAGGACGACCTAAGCCTAAGTCCTTACCCATTTTGGTTCGTTCGTCTGAATTGTATGCGTCGAACCAAGCTAATCTGTGTAAAAGCGAATTGACAATACTGTTTATATATACTGTCATATTGTGTCCGGAGGGATTGGTGCCCATATACCGGAGTAATGTACCATTGTAAGCCACAAGAGGTGTACATACCTCATGTGCAAGAATCCTCATGCGTGCACGATCCTGAGTTGTATAATTGCCAGACCATTGTGCAATATCAATGAGTGTTGAAAATGCGGCCAATGTTAATTGGGCTGGCATGCGTAAATCGTACTTTTTATAATCTCCTGCAATGATGCGGTCGTCTCCCCATGCGGACATGAACTTGGAAAGCTCATCCCATTCGGGACCTTGACTATTAACACCTACTGCACACTCGGAGATGAGTGGGTTCATGGAAAGGAATCTAGCAATTGGGAGAAAATACTTGCGAATTAATATCTGAAGCACAATGGGTGCGGCTTGGAACACACGCACTTTATCCTTTGAGCGTTTAGTTGGTTCATCCTTGAGACTTGCACCAAAGATGCAATTTAGTGATAATCCAGCATCCAGAAGTTGTTCTGCTTCATTTGCCATTTCCCATATTTCAGGAGTAAATGTTCTAGGGCAAGCATTAGTCTCTGTGGGAGGTAAATCTATGATATATTTTTCCTTTTTACCGGAAATACCATAGCCCATGGATGTACTTAGCTTTAAGGAATCAACAAATTTCTTTCCATCTATACCGGCTACAATAGCGGTTTTATTAAGAGGAGATATGTCTTTTTTCCAGAATGAGGACATAGCCTCGAATTTTTCTTTCAATTGGAACAGATAATCTTGCTTGGCGGCAAGAACATTCGCTGGATCAAAACCTGCGCTTGGGTAAGCAGCAGATTGCATGGTGGCTGACCATGGTTTCCAATTTTGACTGCGCGATACGCCATCAGAGCAAATTACTTTCGGACTGAATTGGGGTGGTCCCCATTGGTTAGGTACACCTGTTACATCTTCAACAATATCAGATATGGGTGTAGAAATAACGTCAGATGTATGATGACACTTACCAATAACAGAGCCATACACTACAACAGCAGCATCATCCTCCAAAAAATTGACAGAGCATTTAGGGTGCACGTCAGGAGAAATGGCGATTGTTTTAGTACCAAAAGTATCTGAAACATCACGGGCTTGTGGGCCAAGAACGAAAGTCGAATTGAGTTTGGCTAAATCATGCAGGGCAAGTTGTAATTCTGAGATGAGCACAGCCATGCCACATCCTCTAGGGGTTTTCTCCTTACCTCCAATGTGGAAACCAACTATAGGTTTCCTAACGCCATCTCTGACGATAATAGACATACATTGGCCTTCGAATGTGTTCATATCCTGAAGGGAGTAATTAGATCCATTGAAATATGCATAGCTGTTGGTGACGGCACTAGCGAACTGCCACATGACGCGCGTGGAAAAACGTGTGCGGTCATTGTTCACACCGTACATGGTACATACTAAAGGTTGTTTAGCGTGTTCGGTGCAGAATTTTCCAAGGTTAGGAGGCAAGGGTCCTGTGTTTGGTACAAAAACAATAGCCAAATCAAGAGTTCCCACTCGAGGAGAGTGTAAGGGATTAAGTAAAAACTTGATTTTCCGAGATCCATAATGAATAGTAGCCTGGGCAGTTTCGCCAGGAAGAAAATGGTGAGGAATAAGAGCTACGTTAGACTGAAGTAAGTAAACGCCGGAGCACTTTGTGCCAATGGTAATCTGGCAACAAGATTTCATAAAACTATTTTCAGCTTGTGCGAGGGTGACAGGGGCACCCGGGGTTGAGAGGTGAGTGGGTTTGCCTGTAATCCAAGTGTTATCAGTAGTGTCACGTTCTTTAAGATCTGCAACGTTAACAGGAGATAAATTACCTTGGATAGAAAGGGAAGCACGTAAGGCTTTTATCACTTTCCCAACGCTGTACAAGACAGCCAGCCCAGCAAAAGCACCACAAGCGTATTGTACGTGCTTGTCGCGAGCTGAGATGAAAGTCTCGTTGAGACACGCACGGTTGTCGACGAGTTCATCAAGATAGGCGTTCTTCTTTGCTTCAATTACACCAGAGCCAACCACTAAACAGTGGACAAGACAGAACAAAACAGAAGGTATGATAAGAACATGATTTATGCGAGACATTAGGTAAATCCCGCAGAATGAGGCTAGTGCGAAATTGTACCAGTAGGTTCTGACACTTTGGCCTATAATATCCCTACCAAACCAAAGGATAAGAAAACGCACATAATCATTGTCCATCATAGGTTCAGGAACCCATGAGGACCACCTGGAGTAGGGAGACTCCTCGAACCAGCGATATCCTTCTAGTAAGGATTCAACCGCTAGATCTTCAACGTTTGTTTCGAAATTGCACCTGTTCTTCTTGAAAGACATATTAACTTCAGACGCCTTTGTGTGGAGAACTTGAGCAACGCGCTCACCATAATGTGGGGTGAGTTCGCAGGAGCAGGTTTCCTGGAGTTTGTTACAATCAGGGCACAGGTTGATAAGAGTTGAGGGCTCTTTAAAAGCATCAACGATGGTGCCTTGATTGGCAACATGCTTGGCGACTTTTTCGGCGACGTAGTTTAGAAATTCGAAAATGTCAATATCTTCCTTGATGTATTCCCAACCTGCATGTTCTTGTTTTTTGTGTCCACCTCCAATTGGCTTCTTTATAGAAATGAGCCAAATGTCATTAATTTGATTCAGGCTGCCAAAATGCGCGATGACCTTATCTTCATCCAGCATGTTGTCGGTCATGAAGGGGGCTTTCACTTTGGCTTCACTATGACAGTGAGGACGTCGTAAAATAGACATCGGATTGTTGGAGATAGCGTTAGCATGCAAGTGATCGATATTCGAAGTTATAGCAACGCCAGCAGGTTCAAGTGAAATTTTGCCTTTGTTGGGTAAATCTGCCATAACAGCGGTTTCTCGAATATTGTTACACAATTTGATGATCCAATCACCAGGTGAACCATCCCAAAACTGGGATTTAGCATTTCCAAAGTCGTCAATCTTAATACCAGTAATGAAAGAACGGTATGATGACATATGTTTTTCCTTTTCGTTTAAGGTATAAACATATTCTGAGGTACAGGGTACACCAGATGCTTTTTGTATAGTGGATAATACTAGGTCGGCTAGAGTTGATTTACCGACGCCAGAATCACCACTAATACTAACGCACCAAGGTCTTTTCCGCAGACCGCCCTTAACACGCATGGCAGCAAAATCAGCTTTAATGAGAGCTAGTTTTTCCCATTTCATCTGAATAATTTTCTTTTCTGCGCCATTAGGCATGGTTTTGTAAAGATTGTGAAGGTCTTCAACAAGATCGTCAAGTTCTTTGTCAAAGAGTTTTTCACTTTTATCCTGGTATTTCTCCAGGTTGCCATTGCGGACATATTCCCATTCTGTGAGTTTTTCGATACATCTTTCCTGTATTTCGACGACAGTACTGGATGAAAACAAAAGTGGAGATAGAGATCCTTTTTCGAAGCACAAGTATGCGCCTTCAGCAAAATATACGATAGTCTCTAAAAAAGCATCGACTAGATCAATTGCATTAGCGTGTTTCTCTTGAGCTTGGATAGCGAAGAGTTCAAAATTGCCTAAGTTAACGGAACAAGAATCAATTACTCCTAGTGTAATGAGGAGAGAAATGACTCTAGAAACTTGGGAAAATGAAGGTGAGTTGATTAATAATTTCCAGTCGGTAAGACCAGATATCATGTCATTCAACCACTCCGGTCTGGAGGGTTTGGTTGGGGATGATTCATCACCAGTGGAATCATCGTCATTGGACTGTGGCTTATAAGTATCGAAGATATCAAGTGCGATCTTCTTAAGTTGAGTAGTTATGGCTGCTTGGTTGTGTGTCTTGGCGTACAGGGTAAGTACGGCAATAAAACCAGTTGCTGACTGGACGTCAGCGAGCGCAAGATATAGGGCCATGAGGCCTTCTATCTTGGAAATTGCGGTGTCAGAGAGTTTGTTGCGTAAATGGGATTCCATGTTGGATAACATGTTAAATCCAATAAAACTCTGAGGAGTGCAAGGAATTGTGTCGATGTCGACAAGTAGTTCGTTTTTCATTGCGATTAGTTTATCGCGCCTTAAGGACTCGGCATAGGCATAAGTAATGGGACCAAAGAGGGCCAAACTGTAGCGGTTTAACGTGATCTTTTTCGTAAGGGGAACGCTCATCTTTTCTGGGATCTCTGATGAGTGAGTTGTGCATTGCGAATTGGCACAAGAAGTACATTTAAGGGGAGAATGCTTACCCTCGCCTGCGGTGATGGAACCGGAGGACTTCATTTCATCTGCTGGTGACAGATAGGAAGGAACGTTATTGACCGTCCCTCCCAGATGTATACTGCGAAGCAACATACTGGTAGAAAAATTTTTAGTGACATTTAAAGGTAGAGTCACGGGAAAATTGGAGAAAAACTATACCTGTAAGATTTTAGCGAATCTTGAACTGTTGTAGTTTACAACTTTAATTTTTTAGAAATAAAGGATTCAAAAAATATAAAATAACTGATTGTGTTAAAAAGTGGTTGCAATTTAACATCAAGTCATATGCTCACTGTAATACTTGTGAGTTGTTTGACAATTCTACATGGTAGAATAAAGTACCTATTTTTGCTTGCGGTACGTGCAAGTGAGGGTAATCCGTGTCGTGGATAAGACATCC